CAGGGAGCTGGGGTCTGGCAATTCCCGGTACGAGATTTTAATGAATTTAGGGGTGCGTCCAACCGTGGTGCCCAGGTTGACTGTTGCAGATGGGATTGAGGCTGTAAGGGCGTCGATCCCCAGGTGCTATTTCGATCGCGGCAACTGTTCTGACGGGCTCAAGGCTCTCAGGCATTACCATCGCCAGTTTTCTGACAGGACGGGGGATTGGAAAGACCGGCCTAACCATGATTGGAGTTCCCACTCCTGCGATTCATTTCGTTATTTGTGTGTTGGTTTGCGTGATGATGATGGTGATGTTTTATCTGTTGCCGCTCGCACCGGCCGGTTACCTGGGGGCGGTCAGGTTGTGACGCCGCCGGATCACACTTTTGGCTGAGTTGGTGCCGGCGGTCTATGGGGATGTCGTTTTCATTGCGCGGAATATGCGTGATCTGGATGTCGAGGAGATTATGCCGCTGATTTGGTCTGGTAAGGCCGAGGATTTGGCGGCGATGTCCTGTACTGCTGGCGGCATTGCTACTGTTGCGCTTTCTGATGGTTGTCCGGTTTCGGCATATGGCGCTTTTCTGTCACGCCCGTTGATGTGGACTGTCTGGATGTTTGCCACCGATCGGTGGTCTGAGGTTGCGTTGGCCGTGACGAAGGACATCAAGCGGCGGATGATGCCACAGATGATCGATGACGGCGCCGTGCGTTGCGATTGCTGGTCGATGGATGGGCATGACATAGCCCACAGGTGGTTGGAATCGTTAGGTGCTATCCGCGAGGCGTCTGTCGAGGATTATGGACCGTCGCGGAAGACGTATCATTGTTATTCATGGACGCGTTCCCGTCTGGAGCGCGATGGAGATTTTAATCATGTGTTTCGGACCCTTCGCTCCAAAAGCTCCAAAGCCTCCACCGCTCCCGCTCCCGCCAGAGCCGCCCCCGACGCGGGACGATCCGGTGGTGAATCAAGAGGCCACGGCAAAACGCAAACGGAAATTGTCAGCCAAGGGGCGTAGTTCCACCATCCTTACCGGCTCTCTGGGTGATACGTCCGCGGCCGATGTCGGCAAGAAAACTTTGTTAGGCGCTTGAAAGTTGTGTACTCCCGGTATTCAGCGCATGACCCAACAGCCTGGCGTCAAGTCGCCTCTTTCTTCTCTGGGTAATCGTCTGGATCAGGCGCAGCGCCTCGCTGCCTCGACCACTGGCGGTGGCACGTTCCAGGGCAGAACGGTTCTACAGGGCGTCCCGCGTAATAGCGGTGTCGATGCTATACGCAAGACAACGTTCACGGGGGTCTGATGGAAAACGGATTAATCTTCAAGCGTTTCGAGCTTTTACAGCGCAGCCGCGGCACATGGGAATCTCACTGGGAAGAGATCGCAGAACGTGTTTTGCCGCGTAGTGCTGTTTTCACCGGTCAGAGGGAAGCCGGCGACAAGCGCACGGCCAAGCTATTTGACGCTACTGCTTCTTTGGCGTTGGAGCGTTTTGCCGCGGCCGTCGAGAGTTTGCTGACCCCCCGCGGCGCCCGGTGGCATACGTTGCGGACCTCGAACCAGGCTTTGAACCGTGACAATGATGTGCGGCTGTATTTCGACCAGGTCGAACAAGCCATGTTTGCACATCGGTATTCACCGAAAGCGAACTTCGCGTCCCAGGTCCATGAGGGGTACATGTCTCTTGGCGCCTTTGGCACTGCCGGTTTGTTTATCGATGAGGCGCCGGTGCGCGGCGCAATCTACCGGTCGGTCCATCTTGCCGACCTGTTTATCGCTGAAAATGAACACGGCATGATTGACACCGTTTACCGGCGATTTGAAACGTCGGCGCGGAATGTGGACAAGATGTTCCCCGAGGGGGACTTTTCTGACGACTTCAAGAAGACCCTGAAGGACAAGCCCGATCAGAATGTCAGGCTGTTGCATGTTGTGATGCCTCGCGGAGATCGCGACCCGATGCGCCGTGATCGGAAAAATGCGGTATTCTTTTCAGGTTATTTCGAGATCAAATCAAAGCACCTGATTGAAGAAGGCGGATTCGCGACCAACCCTTACATCGTCAGCAGGTATAATTCAGGACCACGCGAGATTTTTGGCAGATCGCCGGCAATGACGATCTTGCCTGATATCAAGATGATCAACGAGATGTCGAAGACGGTCATTCGCGCTGGTCAGAAAGTTGTCGATCCTCCTTTGCTGGTGGCCGATGAGGGCGTCATGTTCCCCATCAATACCAATTCCGGCGCCGTTACGTTTGCCCGGTTGGATGGCCGTAATCAGCCACCTGTCCAACCGCTGTTCACCGGTGCCCGTGTCGATATCGGTTTGGACATGATGGATCAGCGGCGCAAGGTGATCAACGATGCCTTCCTGGTAACGCTGTTCCAGATACTGGTCGAGACGCCGACGATGACGGCTACAGAGGTTTTGCAGCGCGCCCAGGAAAAAGGTGCCTTGCTTGCTCCCACCATCGGCCGGCAGCAGACCGAGATGCTGGGTCCGTTGATCGAGCGCGAGTTCGACATCCTGGACAAGCAGGGTTTGTTGCCTCCGCTCCCCGGCGTTCTGGCCGAGGCCGGCGGGGAATATGAGGTCGAATATGTCTCGCCATTAAGCCGCGCCATGAAGGCCGAGGAAGGCGTCGGCATCTTGCGGACCCTGGAGATGGTTCAGCCGATCGCGGCTGTCGATCCAAACGTCATGGATAATTTCGACACCGATGAGATCACGCGCACCCTGGCCGACACCAATGGGGCGCCCCAGCGCATCTTGCGGAATGAGGATGAGATCGCGGCGATGCGCGATGCTCGTAATCAGCAGCAGCAAATGCAGCAGATGGTCGATAACGCCGGTCCTGCCGCCGATGCGGCCCAGACTATTTCCGAGATGGCGGCAGCGGGGCAGCTACCGCCACCGCAATAACTGTAACCAGGGGGAGCGATGGCCCAAGAACAGAATAAGGTCCAATCTGAGATATTACAGGCGTATCGGGATATCTTCCTACATACGCCACAGGGTCAGATAATTCTCAGGGATTTGATGAAAGTTTGCGGTCTGTATGCGATGACCGGGGTGCGACCAGACGCTGAACTCCAGCACATGGAGGGAGGTCGAGATATGGTGCGCCGGATCATAACTATTCTGGCTCTGGATGAGGAGCAAATTACCGCTTTCACACTTGGCATAAAGGAAGATATAGCAGATGGCTGACGAAGCAGAAGGGTCCGTTTTGACGGGCAACCCGGAAGGCTCCACCGATTGGACTGACGGGCTCGATGATTACAAGGAAGTTATTGACGCAAAGGGATGGCAGTCCAACGCAGACCTGATGAAATCATATGTCAATTTGGAGAAAGCTGTAGGCGCCGATAAGGTGGTGTTGCCGGCAGAGGATAGCGATCTGGGTGAATGGGATGGCTGGGAAAAGCTGGGCACCCCGAAAGAGGCGGCTGATTACAATCTGGCGGCGCCCGAGGGTTTCGACCAGTATGACCAGGGACTATCTGATTGGTTTCGCGAAGCCGCCCACGGTGCGAAACTGCCGGCCTCACAGGCTCAGAAATTACACGACAGTTTTGTCGAACGGATGATGGGCACCTATAATGAACAGGTGGCCGGCGCGCAGGACCAGAACGCCAAATGGGAAGCCGAATTGAAGACAGAATATGGCACCGCTTTTGATGAGCGTGTTGCTACGGCCCGCACTGCCATGCGGGAATTCGGTACACCCGAATTGGGGCAGATTATTGAGGCCGCGGGGCTGGGTTCCAATCCAGACCTGGTAAGAGCCTTCGCCAAGATCGGTATGCAGTTAGGCACCGGACCCCAGTTCAAGGACGTTGAGGGTGCCGGCAGATTCGGAACAACGCCGGAAATGGCGAGAGAACAGATTGCGGAGATCAGGGCCAACCCGGCTCTGATGGATTCCGCACACCCAGAAAACAAGGTGCTGAACGAAAGGTTGACGCGCCTTACGGAATTGGCTTTCGGCACTGATACCGTATAGCCAAAGCTGGATAACCTTTTCGGCCCAGCGAAGAAGGTAGCGGAAGCTACGCGGGGTCCGTTCACCGGGCAACCCTTTCACCTTAATCTCAACTAACGCAGAGGAGTACACCATGAGTGTGCAAATCACGACCGCGTTTGTCGAGCAATATAAGGGTAATGTCGAACATCTGGTTCAGCAGAAAAGTTCGCGCCTTCGTAGCAATGTCTCGGTCGAGACTGTTACTGGCAAGAACGCTTTCTTTGAACAGGTCGGCGTAACCTCCGCTCGCGTTCGCACAACGAGACATGCCGATACGCCGAGAATGGACACACCCCATTCCAGGCGTCGGGTCTCTCTGGTAGACTACGATTGGGCTGACCTCATCGATGATGAGGATCGTGTCCGAATGTTGATTGACCCCTCCGGTCCCTATGCCATGGCGGCGAGTTCCGCTATGGGAAGGGCCATGGATGAGGCAATCATCGACGCTGCTGACGGCACTGCCTACACGGGCGTGGCCGGCGGCACTTCGACCAGCTATGACAGCAGCAACACAGTTGATGTTCAGGTTGGTATCAGCCCCGCGGCTGACACCGGTCTTAATGTCGGCAAGTTGCGCGCTGCCAAGCAAATCCTCGACGCCAACGAAGCCGAGGACGAAGGTCGCACTTGCGTCATCAATGCGAAGCAACTCCAGAATCTTCTGGGCGAAACCGAGGTTACTAGCAGCGATTATGCTGTCGTAAAAGCTCTCGTCCACGGTGAAGTTAGTACTTTTCTGGGTTTTGATTTCGTGAGAACTGAGCTAATCGAGACTGACAGTAACAGCGACCACAAAGTGCTGTTCTGGCAAAATTCGGGCATGAAGCTTGCTATCGGAAGTGAGCCCGCTGTCAAGATTAGTGAGCGTAGTGACAAAAACTACGCGACTCAGGTCTTTTACTCCATGTCCATCGGTGCAACCCGTATGCAAGAAAAGCTTATCGGTTACATCGAATGTGACCCAACCTGAAGGAGGGCTGAAAAATGGCTGTTACAACTCAAAATTCGACTGAGTATGCCAATACCGTCGCCGTCCCGGTTGTCAACAACAACACCACTGAGGATCATGGCAGGATACGGATCATGTTTTTCACTTGCTTACAGGATGGCGCCGGCGATGCGACATCGTCTGTTGTCTTGGGCAAGCTCCCGCCAGGGAGGGTTCGTGTGTTGGCATCTCTTTCCAGAGCCTATGTTAACTGGACCACTGGTTCAGCGACTTTGGACCTGGGTTGGGATGCGTACACCGCAATGGATGGATCGACCACCGCGGCCGATGCAGACGGTCTCATCAACGGACTCAGCGTTGACACTGTTGGATTCCAGACGTTGGAAGGCGCCATCGCGGCCAACCTTCTAACCGGCGGAACCTATGTGTTTGAATCCAAAGATGGGGTCAAAATACGCGCCACCTCGCAAGACACGGCCATCGCCACCGGCGATGACCTTGTCGGCTATCTGGCGTATGTACTTGACTGAGTTTGGGAGGGGGTTAGCGCCCCCTCCTTTCTCTTTCTCACGGTTACGAGAGGTTCCCGATGGCAACAACATTTGTTGAGATTGCCAACCGCGCGATCACGTTCCTGGGTGGCGCCACTATCACCGCGCTGACGGACGACACCAAAGAAGGTCGCGCCTGTAATCGCTTATACGAGCAAACGCGCGACCAGTGTCTGCGTGACTACCCCTGGAATTTCGCTATCAAACGTGTACAGATCGCAGCGAACACCATTTCGCCGGTGTTTGAATATACCAATGCATTTGATTGGCCGTCTGACTGTCTCCGAATCATCGAGGTCGATACCACCGAGGAGTGGGCTGTCGAGGGGCGGCAAATTGTTTCTGACGCATCGGCGCCGCTGGATGTGGTCTATCTGCATCAGGTCACTGATGCCAATCTGTTCGACGCCCTGTTTATCGAGGCTTACGCTCTGCGCCTGGCCGCTGATATTGCATATGATATTACAGCATCTCAGACTGTTGCCCAAAACGCCGAAACTAAATATATGGCGAAGCTTCAACAAGCGCGGTTGGTCGATGCCCAGGAAAGCTTGCCGGCCAGTGAACTATCATGGCTTGAGGTGAGGAACTAGATGGCCCGCGTCAGCATAATCAACACTAATTTTACGGCTGGCGAGTTGTCTGAGGATTTGTTCGGACGTGTCGATATTACGAAATATAACAATGGTGCGGCCACGCTTGAGAATTTCATCGTCCAGCCCCATGGCGGTATCACGCGACGGTCGGGTTCGCGGTTCGTCAAAGAGGTCAAGACCAGCGCCAACGCAACCCGGCTGTTTCCGTTTGAGTTCTCGACCACCCAGGCGTATGTGATTGAGTTCGGGAATCTCTATATGAGATTTTACAAAAATCAGGGTGCGATCCTTGAGGCGACCAAAGCGATTTCCGGCGCAACCGCCGCCAACCCTGTGGTGATTACGTCAAATAGTCATGGTTATTTAGACGGGGATGAGGTCTATATAACCGCCATCGTTGGTATGACTGAACTCAACGGCAAATACTATGTAATCAAGAACAAGACCACTAACACGTTTGAATTGACCGATGTCGATTCCACCAACATCAACGGGTCAGCTTATACGGCTTATTCCAGTGCCGGCACGGTTGCCAGGGTTTACACGGTCACCACCACATTTTTAACAGCCGATATCCCCGACCTGCAATTTGCTCAGTCAGCCGATGTCCTTTATGTGGCACACCCGTCTTACACGCCGCGCAAAATTTCTCGAACGGCGCATACTAGCTGGACGATCTCGGACATCGTATTCACTGATGGACCGTATATCGAGGAGAACATAACGACCACCACCATGACGCCTGGCGCTGCTACCGGCTCCGGTGTGACATTTACGGCATCTGCCGCTACCGGTATTAATGGTGGCGACGGGTTCCAGACCACTGACGTTGGTCGTTTGATCACTGTCGGGCATCAGGCAACGGCCTGGGCGGCATCGACCGCATATGCACTCAAGGCGATTGCCCGTAATTCCGGCAATGTTTATCAATGTATCAAAGCCGGCACATCAGAAGGTTCCGGCGGTCCTTCATCAGAGGGTGATGAGATTGTCGATAACACCGTGACCTGGAAATTTCTCAGGGACGGCGGCATCCAGTGGGGTTATGGCACGATCGCATCGAGGGCATCGACCACGGTGATCACGGTAGATATTACAGAGGCCTTGGGCGGTACAACGGCCGAAACCAAGTGGAAACTTGGTGCCTGGTCCGACACCACCGGATACCCCGCGACAACGGCATTTTACGAACAGCGACTTTTCTGGGCCGGATCAACCGATAAGCCGCAAACATTGTGGGGGTCCAAATCCGGTGATTACGAGAACCATACACCAGGCACCTTGGATAACGATCCTGTTATCTACACCCTGGCTACTGACCAGGTGAACGTCATCAGATGGCTATCTCCCGGCAAAATCATGGCGATCGGCACTGCTGGTGGCGAGTTTACCATTTCCGGTTCGACCGCATCGGATCCGTTAACGCCGACAAATGTTCGAGTTGTACGGGAAGGCACCCGCGGTTCAGACAAGCATACGCCTTTGCGGATTGACAATATTGTTCTGTTTATCCAGCGCCAACAGCGGAAGATCAGGGAATTCGCTTATCTCTTTGAACAGGATTCTTTCAATTCTCCAGATTTGACAATTTTATCTAACCAGGTGGGTAAGGGCGGTATCACCGAGATCGCCTACCAGCAGGAGCCCTCGACGGTTGTCTGGGGTGTTCGCGCTGACGGCCAGTTGGTCGGTATGACCTACCTGCGCGACCAGCAGGTCATCGCCTGGCATCGGCATAAGCTCGGCGGTTCTTTTGGTTCGACTGCTCATGGCGTGGTCGAGAGTTTGTCAGTCATCCCCGGTTCCGGGGAGGACGAACTTTGGATGATCGTCAAGCGCACAGTTAATAATATTACCAGGAGATATGTCGAGTTCATCGAAAGCCAGTTCGATGTTGATGAAAGCATGGTCAAGTCCGATGCATTCTACGTTGACAGCGGATTGACTTTAGATAGCCCTGTGACGATTTCCGCCGCCACCAAGGCAAAGCCGATTGTGATTACCGCATCGGCCCATGGATTTAGCGACGGCGATCTGGTGGATGTTGTCGATGTGGGTGGCATGGATGAGATCAACGACAATCGATACCGGGTAATCGAGAAGACCACTAACACGTTCGAGATCATGGCGACTGCCGGCAAGCCGGTGTCTGGCGCCACAAGGGCAAACCCAGGCAGCATCAAGGTCGTCGCGCACGGCCTCACAACCGGCAATGAGGTTGGATTCTTGGATGTCGCGGGGATGACTCAACTAAACGGGAACGGTTACACGGTTACGAAAGTCGACGCCGATAATTTCACGATTGGGGTGGATACCTCTGCCTATTCTGCATACACCAGCGGCGGTCTGGTTTATCTCAATACGGACGGCGCGGCGTTTACCACCTATACCAGCGGCGGGAAGGTGCGACAGGCGGTTGCTTCTGTCACCGGTCTTGATCATCTGGAGGGTGAAACTGTTTCTTCTTTGGGCAACGGTTCGGTTTATGCGAACCAGGCGGTTTCGTCTGGCGCCATCTCTTCGATCTCCCCGGAGGTCAGCAAGGTGCATATCGGGCTTGGTTCGACGGCGACAGTGAAGACCTTGCGACCGGAAGCAGGTTCGGTCGATGGTGTTGCCCAGGGAAAGACCAAGCGTATTTTTGATACGACGATCCGCTTCAAGCAAACTCTCGGCGCAAAAGTCGGGCCGAATACCACCGACCTTGATGAGATCAATTTCCGAGGTGGCTCCGACCCGATGGATAGTTCGCCACCGCTGTTCTCAGGTGACAAAACGCTGACCTTCCGAGGTGGATGGGAAACGGAAGGGCAAATCGTGATAGTGCAGGATCAGCCCCTGCCCTCTCACATCACGGCAATTATGACGCGCCTCGTAACTAATGATGGGTGAATGAAATGTGTTGGTTTCTGGCGGCTGCGCCGGCTTTGGCGGGAGGAACCGCCGCGGCGGGAACCGCGGCTGCTGCTGCGGCAGCGGGAACCGCGGCTGCTGCTTCGTCAGCCATTCTTGTCGGGACGGCCGGAGCGGGCGCGGCCGGTATCGGGTTTGGCGTCATGGGCACTGCTGGAAGCGCGGCGCTCGCCTCTGCCGGCACGGCTGGGTTATTCGGTGCCGGCGGTGTATTTAGTCTGGGCACCACATTAAGCACTCTGGGGCAAATCGGTTCCGTCGCCATGAAGTTGGCAAGTTCCGCCCAGGGTTCCGCTTATGCCGAATATCAAGCCGGGATGGCCGGGTATCGCGCTCGAATAGATGAGAATAACGCTCTGGCAGCGAGGTATAAATCTGCCCATGACGCCGCTATGTTTGAGAGTAGGTTCAACCTGGCAACGTCTGGGCAAGGTCCGAGTTACGCCACGTCTGGCGTTGTGATCAACCAGGATACGCCGTTAGAGGTTGCCTCTGCGACCTATACAGAGGGGCAGTTGGAAAAGCTGGCTATCCTTTACGGAGGGAACGTTGCCGCCACTGCATCTGAACAGGGCGCCGCGGCCGAGAGAGCCGCATCTGAAGCATACAAAAGTCGAGCAGAAAGCTCCAGAACTGTTGGCGCCATTGGTGCCGGCACTTCTCTGATGGCCGGTGCATACCGCGCCGGGGCGTTTGCTTAATGGCTGTCATTCCCACTTACACGCGACAAGCGAGCATTCCCGGAACTACGGGTGTCCCTGCCCCTCCGATGGTGCCCATCGATAATCAGGTTGCCCAGGCTGGTTTGAATTTCTTCCAGCAGATGGGTAAAATTGGTGTTAATTTAGAGGAATCCCAGCAAGCCAGCGAATTAACGGCCGCGACCGTCAACGCACAGTTGCGGCTAAGTGGGCTTGAAACGGAATTAAAATCGCAACCCGGTATCGACGCGTTGAGCGGGTTCGGCGGTCGCGCGACTGAGATTTATAACGATATCACGAAGACGATGCATCCGAAGGTGCGGAAGGCGTTTGACAGTAAGTGGGCTCTGCTTTCCGGGAAGTCGCAGATTTCCATCCAGGGCACTGCGACCAAGCGCGCTTATTCCGAGATGTTGGGTGATCTTCATACTAACCTGGCTGCGCTGGTGGATGGTATCGCCCCAGGTGGTGACAAGATTGCCTGGTCTTTAGCGACCACCACCGGCGTGGATGCCATCAACCTAGCTGTATCAAAGCACATCATCACGTCTGAGGCAGGGGCTAAATTAAAGCTGAAGTTCGTCCAGGATGTTGCCGAGAACGGTGTCATCGGTTGGATAAATGACCAGACCGTGGGCACCATGGTGTCGGCTTTTCAGCAGATGGATAAGGGGGTATTCGATGAACTTGACATGGGTATGCTGTGGTCTCAGTTGGATGAAAAGAAAAAGGCTAGTTTAACAGCAAAGGCTATCACCAATATCAGCAGGTCGTTGAAATTGGGAGATGACGCAGAACGCCGCACGAATAATAACCTCAAGACAAGCGCCCAGGCTTTGATAGTGGATTTGTATAGAGAAAAGCCCAATGAGAATGCTGAAGACGCGCTGAAGCGGCGTAGAGGCATTATCGATGAACTAGCTAAGAACAAGATGGTGAACCCCGGTACTTTTAACCAGATGATCAAGGATGTAGAGGGGCGCACTAATCGGTTCCTGGTTCGGAAGGACTCAATCGCAATACGCAAGAAAATTCTGATGACCCCGCATTTAGTCACGCATGACGAGATCGTCGAATATAATGGTACAGATCAAGCTGAATTGATGACTATGCTTACCGCCAGGCTGAATGCCAGGACTAGCCGGGCGCGGGAAATCGTTAAGTCATCGCCAGCGTTTGTGCCGGGTGACATGGTCACGGCGCGTATGAAGGGTGACGTATTTGACGCGGCGCAAGCTAACATCTGGACTACGGTTCTGACAGAAATGGTTGAGGCGCGGGATAAGGGTGAGCCTTTTGACCCGGTTGAACGCGCCAATAAGTTGATTGAGGAATTTGAGGAGGGCGAGAAGAAGGATCAGACAAAGGATATTGCTGCCGCCAAAAAGGTATTGGCTGGAATTAAAGTCGAAACAGCCGCCGAGCTCGAAGTCTATATAAATAAATATATGTCGGGCTTGTCGGCCGGCGATGTTGCTAGGCTTAAAAGGTTGGGGAATTTGGTGTTTACAAAATGAACGCAGATGATGTCTATGAAGAATTACTCCTCGCACAGTCCGGTTCCCCGGCCGCTATGTCATCAAGTCTGCCGGCGCCACTTATTGTTGATCCTGTTGGTGCGGTGGATAAGAAGCCAGATTTGAGTCCGGGACAGGGGTCGAGTGTTAATAGCGCAACGCTGCCTAGTCCTGCGCCGCCCATCGCGGGGGCCGGGCCGGGCGGTTCCGACCTGGAATGGTTCCAGCCGGGGTATTCCCAATCCACGTCTGATAGTGTTGCAGGGGTTGGCGCACTGGGGTCCGCGGGACTTGGTTATGGATCGGGGACTGATAAAGAGGAAGTGTCCGTTGCGCAGGATATATTGTCTGGTGCAGCAAGCGGTATGATAAGGGCAGGACGAGACGCAACCGGGGCATTGGCGATGATCATTGGTGCCCCGGCGGATGCTACATACAGCCTTCTTGAAAGTTTTGGCTTTGACGTGGGAGACCCCGCATTCGGTAGCGAAAACATAGAAGAGAATATCAACTCCCTGAGTTCCTGGGTTGTACGCAATATTCCGGGACTTTCAGACCTTGACCAGGATTTCACTGCTTTTGCTGGAGAGAAAGCCAGTATCGAATGGGTTAAAACTCTTGCAGAGGGTATTACTCGGTTTGGCACTGGCGCGGTAACGGGGCCGGTGCAAGCTGTACGGTTGCTGGGTGTTGCTAACCCAGTTGTGCGTGGCATGGCATGGGGCGCACTGACTGACTTTATCCAGGGTAGCGGATCGGCGAAAACCGACCAGACAATGCTTGGAACTATACCGTCGATGATTGAAGGTCTTGACGCGTTGTCCACTCCTGAACGCAAGGAATGGGCGGATACTGTTTTTAATGTCTTCAGGAAGACTGAAAATGACCCCGAAATTATTCGGCGTGTTAAACACTCTCTTGATGGTTTTGTTATAGGAGGGGCCGCTGAAGGGGTAATCTTCTTGGCTATCAAAGCTGTTAAGGCAGTGCCATGGGGCACATTGAATGCGGGTGCCCGACAAGCGGTTCAACGGGCCAAGCAACTCCCGGTGGGCCTGAGTACCAAGGATGTGGGTGACCCCACGATGCGAGAGATGATCTCTCGGGCTGGGAAGAAACTTAATGAAGATGAGATACTCACGCTTATCAACGATGTTGGAACGAATATCCTGGAAACCAGCATAAATAAAACCGGCGTGTCCG